CCATCAAAAAAGCCTCGAGTATTTCTCTCTGCTTAACCGGCATCTTTGTTTCCATGACTCGCTTGATGTCGATCATGTCCTCGTTAGTCCATGGCAGCCACCCATCCGACTCCTGGCCCTGGATGCCCTCAACGTCTTCCTGCTCCATCAGGTCCGGCTCCTCGTCCGACAGACGAGGGGCGGCGCAGCACTTTTTCTTGTGCGTTAAAATTTCATGCAGGGCTAAATAACGCTGCGGAATAGGTATTCCCCATCCCCGCCGCAAGGGAGAGCATGAGACCTTTGGGTGGCTTTTGTGGGAAAGACGTGAACTTATTATCATACTCGGTCCTATTTATAATTTCAGGGATAACGTCATTTTTTATGTCGTTTAACAGCAAGCAGGTCTCCAGCAAACCACTGGCCCCCACGGTGTGGCCAATCCTTTGCTTGTACGACGTGGCCACAAAATCATCAAAGTAGTGCTCGATCGCTGAACGCTCCGACAAATTGTTAATTAACGTGCCGGTGCCGTGCGTCTTAATTATCTTGATCTCTCCGTGGTCAAACCCTTTTGTCGCGCCCTCTATGGCTCGCTTGTAGCCCTTTCCGTCTGCGCGCTGGCCCAGCGGGTTGGTGTTATCCTCAGCCGCTGTGTAAGCGCCAAGCAGCTCAGCACGGACCGGGGAGTCGCAAGCGACCACTGACCTCTCCGACTCGAACACGGCAAGAACACCACCCTGGCCAAGATAGAACCCTCCGTTGCTGGAATCAAACGCAGAGGGCCGAGCACCCTTTTCGTAATCGTCCAGGCAGATGTTGGCCTTCGCCGAGCCAAAGAAGTTAAGCACCGTGTTGCATATCGAGTCCTCTAACCCGAGCACGTACACTCGGTCGAAGTCGTAGTCGCGTATGAGGTGCCTCACGTCCATCATAACTTTCAGGCTTGACGCGCAGGTGCTGGCGTCGGTCGCCACGTAGTCGTTGGCGCTTAGCTGCGACGCTACCCTGGCCCCAAATATGTTGGTGACGTTTAGCACCTCGACCTTGTACGAGTACGCAAGAGAGTTGGTGAGGCACTTATCGTACAGCGGAACGCCTCCGGTCCCCCACACCTGCGACCCACCAGCAAGTATGAACCCCACCTTGCCAGGCGCCTTGTTCTTGCAGACGTGCTCTATGATGCTCGGGGTAATCAAGCGGTCGACAACCCTCTTGGGCACCTGAAACATGCCCGTCTTGGTCTTTTCATACGTCTCGGGAAACCAGTGCACTCGTTGGGGAAACACGGCGTCTGAGATCACATGTGTCTCCTCCGTGCTCATGGTCTCGTACTTGGTCAGGTAGATTCTCATTTTAGGTTTTTGACTGCCTCCGCTAGGTTCTCTGGTTCCTTGGTCTTGTGCTTGTCGACAAAGTCGAAGATCATCTTCAGTGTCATGCTCGGGCGCTGGGAGCCGTCTGGCTCCGTGACTCGCATCGGGCTGAGCTCCTTGAGCTTCTCCTCCGGTATCCCGTACAGGTCGGCCAGGTAAATCGTAAACATCAAAGTGTCCAGGCTGTCCAGGTTCAGGCTGCGCGTTTCCTGGTCGAGAGATGTCGCCTTGACAATGTTGATCCCTGCCGGCTTGGCGATTCTTATCAGCTCGTTTGTTAGTTCTACTTTGTCCAATTAAACCTCCATTTTTAGTTCTTCCATGACCGCGTCCTGGCCGGTTATCTTACCCTCCAGGACCTTTATAACCCGCTCATCAATCGTACCCTTAGCTAGCAGGTGGTGAATGATCACGGGCTTCTCCTGACCCTGTCGGTAGACCCTGGCGTTGGCCTGGATGTAGTTCTCCGAGCTCCACGGCAGATCATACCACACAACCTGGGCCAGCTGCCCCGCGTTGCACTGCAGGTTCAGCCCGATGCCACCAGACTGCGGGTGCGCGAGCATGATCTTGATCTTGCCAGCGCGCCACATGTCCAGGTTGTCGTCCGACAGAACCTGGGCCTCGGGGAACGCCTGCTTTATCTTCTCTAGCGCTGTCTTGTAGTGATAAAAGACAAGAGTAGGGTGAGGGTTCTCCTCGACCAGCGACTCAAGGTACTCCAGCTTTTCACTATGTGAAACAGCATCGCCCTCCTCCGAATAAATTGTCCCGCTCGTAAATTGAAGCAGCTTGTTCGCAAGCGCAGCCGCCGATACCGCTGTGACCTCTTTTCCATCAATATCACTCACCATCTCCCCACGAAGTTGTTTGTACTTAGCCATGACCTCCGACGATAACGTAATTGTATGGTACAAGTTCGTCAGGGCGGGCAGCGTCAGGTAGTCCTCGGCGCGCAGGCTGAAGCATATGTCTGAGACCCTGTCCATGATCTGACGTTCCATGCCCGGGCGCACCGCCCACTTGTAGACCACGTTCGTGTGCCGGTTCCTCTCCGCTGCGTACATGTACTCGTCACGGAACGCGGTCAGTGTTTTCCCAAGCCGATCGCCCATGTCCAGAATGCCAACCTGGGCCCAGAGGTCTCCCACACCCTGGGGCGTTGGGGTGCCGGTCAGTATCAGCCGTCTCTTGAAGTCCTTGAGCACCTTCTTAAGAGCCTTGAATCTCTTCGTGCTGGGATCCTTGAACCTGGAGCTCTCGTCAACGATCAGGTTCTCGAAGAGGCCCGGCATCCAGTTCTCAATCAGCCAGGGGACGTTGTCGACGTTGATGATGTACAGGTCCGCGTCGAACGTGTAGAGCCCGCTTAGGCGCTCCTTTGGGGTGCCCATGAGCTTGATAACTCGCGTGTCCTCGAGGTGATCCCACTTCTGGCACTCCTGGGCCCAGACTGACTCAGCGACTCGCTTAGGTGCAATGACCAAAGTCCGACCCGAGTTCGGGGTTTTCCTGATAATGGTGAGAGCCGTCACAGTCTTCCCCAGTCCCGGCTCCATGAACAGCCCCATGTGCGGGACTCTTGCGGCCAGGCGTATCAAGCGGTCTTGGTACGGGTGCAGGTTTGTCCTTAAAAGCATTTAGTACTTCCTTTCGTTTGTCGTGCAGCCAGTCGGCTACGGCGTACAGTTCTTTTTCGGTGACGTCTTGTTTTATCTTGTTGGCTAGATGGGAGATGAACACAACGTTCCCCTCAACATAGCCAAGCTCTGGTATTACTCTGTCAAGGGATGGGGCATTAGGTCCATTAGAGTTGCCATTGCCCTTGCCGGAAAACCCCCAAACAAATGGCATTTTAAAAACGGGGCACTCGTCCGTTGCTATAGACTCAATGTGCTCAATCGTTAAATTAAATGGCATGTTTTTTAATTTAGCCCTTTGCATCGCAGCGTTTCTGTAAGCCTTTAGGTGACCCTTCTTTGTTGAAAAGTAGTTTGCAAAGTAGGCTTTTCTGTCGAATGAACTCATCAACGTCCTCCTTAGATCTTAATACGGTTACCGGAAAACCGAGATCTGATAATTCTTTGAACACTACGAGCTGCCTTGCTGACAGCTTTCCCGTCTCTGTTTTTAGCTCGACCAGGTGGATCTGTTTTTTCAGAAACACAATCCGATCCGGGACCCCCGTTATCGTGCTTATCCACTTTAGGCTGAGACCCCCCAGCTCCTTGACCCTTTTGCCTAGATGCTGCTCGATTCTCTTTTCTAGCATTCTTATCAATCTCCACTTGGATGCCCGTCGTGATCTGCTTGACGATGTGCTCGGTCAGGTACGCGCGCGACTCCTCACCGATCTCGTCCGGTGCCTCGCCGATGTGCTCGAATATCCTGCACACACAGTGCGTCGCCTCGTGCGCGATAACGCCCGCCAGGAACGCGGGGTCCTCGTCCACGCACTCCTTCAGGTCGAACGCCATGATGATCACGGCGTGCTTGCCGTCGGTCAGGTAGTGCGTCTCAGCGATCCCCTCGTCGAGCGCGGTCGCCTTCTCCGCGATGCCGTGATCCGCGAGGACCTTCTGGAACATTTCGTTAGAAAAGCACAGCTTGATCTGCGACGGGAAGTGCCCGCAGTCGACGTGATAGTAACCCCAGTTCTTAGGCATCCGATATAACCCCTGATATGCGTTGATTGTAGCGGGGGCTGATGATTTGGACCCCGTCCTCCTTTGTAAACCGGCAGTAGCAGACTCCGTGCTCCTCCATGAGGTCCAGTACCTTCGCAAACGCTAGGTCGGCGTCGGTCTGGGTCTGCGCCTTGAGCAGGTCCGCAAGGCTAAGTGTGGTTACTTTTGGCATGCTGTTTGCGCTCCTCTGTGTTCTTGAGGATTCGCTGCTTTTCGTCCTCGTTTGAGAATCCCCACGCGGAGATCTCGTCCATGGTCCGATAACAGCCGCGGCATATATTTGCCGCGTAGTCCATGTCGCACACGTCCACGCACGGGGAGCTGGTGCCGCCGAATATGCGGTCCCAGCTCTTGTCGAACGTGGCCTGGTCCAGCACCGGACGGTGCCGCGATCCCTTACCTGCCTCTGCCATTCTTGTCCTCCCTCATGCCGACTAAGATTCCAACCACGATAACCAGCAGCATCCAGAGTAAGAACTCCCCCGCGCCGCCATTTGTTACGATGTATTGTTTTTCTACTAGGTTCACTTGTTCTTCTCCAGGTTTGAAATTTCACGGCCGAGGTACCACTGCGCCTTCTTGAGGTCCTCAATCGGGCACTCTGATTTTTTACCGGCGCGGGTGAGGTACTTGATTACATTGCCAAGGTTGTAGTTAAACTTCTTGGCCTCTATGAAGTCGATGGTCTCGATCCCGCCGTCCTTGTAGTGCGGCGGGTGGTTTACGACGTCTGTCATGTGTTCTTCTCCTTTAGTCGTTGCGGTCCCGTTTCCGGTGTAAGACACATTAGGCTGCGCTACTTTGTAAACTTGAATGTCGTCGTCCTCATCATAGTCCTCAGCCTTGCTCATAGCCGACCTCCCATGACGTCGTCCTTGATGTTGTCCGCCATCCAGTTAGCCTCCATGTTGGTGCTGTTCGCGGTCCAGTAGCGCATCTGCTGGTCGGATCTGCTTATGCTGACGATGATGACCGGGTCCTCGTCGCCAACGTGCTGAAGCGCCTCCTCGATCGCGGCCTTTGATGTCCACTTCCCGATTCGTCCCACGATGCTCATAGCGGAGCCTCCCCGTACTCTTGGACCGGGTCCACCTTGCCCTGCTTCTTGTAGTACTTCACGACGAGCTTGCGCTCCTCGGCTGTTTTGAATGGCCAGTCCCAGCGCTCCTGGGTCATGCCAGATGGGTGCATTTCGTTCATATTTTCTCCAGTATGACGAACGCGACAACGTCGCGGTGATTGTCCGTGATTGTAACGTGCGCGCGGTTTGGAAACAAGCCGGGCTTTTCTATGTGCAGCTCGGGCTTACCTTTGGGGTCGTTCAGTATCTGAACGTCTCTCAGGTCCATCTCCGGGGTGATGCCCGTGCCAAACGCCTTCAGCGCGGCCTCCTTCGCCGCGAACCGGCGAGCCAGGTAGCTCACC